GCATTCGCGGCTCATATGATATTGTCATTAACGATGCTGTCGATGATATTAAATCAGCTTCCGACTGGTCATATAGAAACAAATTTGAATCCTACGATACCCTTGCCAGTGGTGATGGGTTCGGATACGTAGGACAGTTAGCTGGCTACGCAAAGGCATCTGGCAAAAAAGTCGGTGGTTGGTGGGTAGTCAACAAAGCTAATGGTGCGTTCAAGTATGTACCAGCTACAGGTCTTGACCTTGATGCAGAGGTTAAGAAGATTGAGGATACTGTAGCAACAGTAAAGGAGAACAAATTTGAAAAGTGTTTTAAACCAGTACCAGAGAAGTTTAGAGGCAAGGAGACAGGTAACAAAGTACTTAATGATGGGTGTAGGTTTTGCAACTATCGTTTTGATTGTTGGCCTACTCTAACAGAGAAGCCAGCCGTTATGTCACAGGCAAAGAATCCACCTATCATTTCATACATAGGAGATGTCATTGCTGCATAAGGCAAGACGTATGGCTATTAAGTATGGGTATCGCAGTGGGCTAGAACACCAGCTATCCCTGTATCTTGATGAACACAAGGTCAAGTATGACTACGAGAACATCAAGATAGAATGGGAAGACCTAGCCTACCGCACTTATACACCAGACTTTATACTATACAACGGTATCATTATTGAGACTAAGGGAAGGTTCCTTGCAGCAGATAGGCGTAAGCACATTGCTATCAAGAAGCAGCACCCAAAGCTTGACATCAGGTTTGTGTTCACTAATAGTAGAGCCAAGCTTAGTAAGGGAGCGAAGTCTTCCTACGCTGAGTGGTGTATCAAGAATGGGTTTAGATACTATGACCGTATCATTCCCGAAGACTGGTTAAAAGAGAAAGGCAAGAACAGACATCCCACATTTATAAAGTTCAAGGGTTCAAAAGTAAAAAGGAGATAGCACATGGATATGGAACAACTAAAGAAACAGATAGAAGATGAAGACTTTATTGTACGCCTACGGCCTTATGCTGACGATGACGGTAAGTGGAGTGGCGAGATTGATATATCCATCATTGCCTTTCCTGAGAATCAAATGGATGATGATGACTATGGTCAGGTAATGCACTTCTGCAAGATGATGTGTGCCACTGTGCCTATCATGGAAGAGTCAAAAGAAATACGTGATATAGTTCACGATTATGTACTAGAAGTTATTGACAACGAGATGGATATTACTGTAGACTTAGAAGAAGAATCACAGGTAGAGAAAACCTATGACGGTAATATTATACATCTAAACTTTAACTCTAAGACAGGAGGTTCAGCATGAGACATGATGCGTTTATGAAGAAGATGCTAGAGGCAGAACAGGCTGGCAAGGAAGCCTACGGTAGCGTTGATATGGTCAACAGTCCACCACACTACAACCAGACAGGCATTGAATGCATCCATGCTATCTCTGCTGCTACTGACAAGGGGTTCAAGTACTACTTGCAGGGTAATATACTAAAGTATCTCTGGCGTTTCGACTACAAGGAAAAGCCTATAGAGGATTTGCTAAAGGCCAAGTGGTACTTGGACAAGTTGATTGAAGAGGTGATGGCAGATGGCAAGAGTTAAACTGTTCATTACCATAGATGTAGATGAGGAAGAGTATCCAATACCTGCCGATGGACAGGTTGGAGAAGAGATAGAGGCTGGCATACGTGAATACTTCTACGATGTAGACGGTGCTGACATCAAAACAATTAGAACTATTATGGAGTGATGAAATGATAAGCAACCAATTACCAACGGACTACCAAAACTTTATTGCTCTTTCCCGATACGCACGATGGAAAGAGGATGAGCAACGAAGGGAGACATGGAGTGAAACTGTCACTAGATACTTTGATTATATGGAAGGGCATCTTGGTGCTAACTTTAGTTATAAGCTTCCTGATTCACTAAGGGGTGAACTAGAAGGGGCTGTACTTAGTCAGGCTATCATGCCTTCTATGAGGGCATTGATGACTTCAGGGCCAGCACTAGACCGCTGCCACGTAGGTGGATACAACTGCTCATACGTACCTGTGGATAGCCCACGTGCGTTTGATGAGACTATGTACATCCTTATGTGTGGCACAGGTGTAGGCTTCTCTGTAGAGCGTCATTGTATTGAGAAGCTACCCATTGTGAATGAAGACTTTCATCACACAGACACAGTAATCAAGGTAGGTGACAGTCGTCCGGGTTGGGCTAAGTCACTCAAAGAACTTATTGCTATGTTATACACTGGACAGATTCCTAAGTGGGACGTGTCTGAAGTACGTGCAGCAGGTGAACGCCTCAAGACATTTGGTGGTAGGGCATCAGGCCCACAGCCTTTAGTTGAGTTGTTTGAGTTTGTTGTACAGAAGTTTAAGGGTGCAGCAGGACGTAGGCTCTATCCAATTGAATGTCACGACATCATGTGTAAGATTGGTGAGGTTGTAGTCGTAGGTGGTGTACGCCGTAGCGCATTGATTTCATTGTCTAATCTTAACGATGACCAGATGGCACATGCTAAGTCAGGTCAATGGTGGGAGAATGAAGGACAACGTGCGTTGGCTAATAACTCTGTAGCCTACAAGACTAAGCCTGAGATGGGTACATTCATGCGTGAGTGGTTGTCTCTGTATGACAGCAAGTCAGGTGAGCGTGGCATCTTTAACAGGCAGTCAGCTATCAAGCAAGCTGCTAAGAATGGTAGACGTGAGACTGACCATGACTTCGGGTGTAATCCTTGCAGTGAGATAATCTTACGCCCGTACCAGTTCTGTAATTTGTCAGAGGTAGTTGTGCGTGAGAGTGACACAGTAGATACACTCAAGGAAAAGGTACGCCTAGCTACTATCCTTGGCACATTCCAAGCTACGCTGACTAACTTCAAGTATCTGCGTAATGTATGGAAGAAGAACACAGAAGAGGAACGCTTGCTTGGTGTATCACTAACAGGTATCATGGACAATAAAATGGCATCGACAACAGGTAATACACTTGAGGTAATGCTAGAAGTCCTACGTGATACTGCAGTGCAGACTAATGCAGCTATGGCAAAGCAGCTTGATATACCGCAGTCTACTGCAGTTACTTGTGTGAAGCCTAGCGGTACTGTGTCTCAGCTTACAGATGCAGCGTCAGGTATCCACGCACGGCATAACCCATACTACATTCGTACTGTACGTGGCGATAACAAAGACCCACTAACACAGTTCCTTATGTCGCAGGGTATACCAGCAGAGCCTGATGTAATGAAGCCAGATAGCACAACAGTGTTCAGCTTCCCTATGAAGTCACCCTCTGGTGCAATTACTAGGACACAGATGAATGCCATTGAGCAGCTTGAGTTGTGGCTTACCTATCAGCGTCACTGGTGCGAACACAAACCATCAGTCACTATCTCAGTCAAAGAGACTGAGTGGATGGCTGTAGGCTCTTGGGTGTACGAACATTTTGATGAGGTATCTGGTATCAGCTTCCTGCCATTTAGTGAGCATACATATCAGCAAGCACCTTATCAGGATACGGATGAAGAAAACTACCAAGAGTTCTTGACAAAGATGCCAAAGAATGTAGACTGGTCATTGCTTCAGGAGTTTGAGAAAGAAGATACAACTTCAGGTGGACGTGAGTTAGCGTGTACTGCAGGGGTATGTGAGATTGTAGATATAGAAGCAGCGTAGTGAGTGCGTTAGCAGACTTCATAGATAGGATACTACAAAAGTACTTTAAAGTTAAGAAGTATCCTAAATATTTAAGTGGTAAACGAAAGGAGAAATAATGAAGGAAGTATTAGTAAATGCAATACGTTCTCACTTAGCTGGGAACATTAATAAACACCTAGCAAACATACAGGTGTACATGAATAGCACAACAGGTATCGGTGAACACTCCGATATTGTAGAGACAATCGAACTAGAACTAGAACAAGTTGCTAACTACCATGACAAGCTAGAGATGTTAGTTAAGTATTTTATTCAACCCTCAACCACTGAAGAGGAGACTACAGATGATAATGGACAGGTTTAAAATTAATCCCTACACAGGTAATCAAATGTACTACAAAGATAAGCCAGAGGCTGTCAAGAAACGTGATGCACAAAGGATGTATGTAAACGGTAAAGAAGTTTCAAAGAAACACCCATTACATAAACCCGGCAGGTATAAGTCTTTGGATGACGTGTGGTCACATAACAAAATTGAAAGTGTGGATGAGGGAGAAGTATACATAATTGTTAACGATGCGTGGCCTGAGTGGGTCAAAGTTGGTAAGGCAGTAATCTCTGAGGATAGGCTTAAAGGATACCAAACGTCTTCACCTTTTCGTGATTACCACATCGTAGCTACTTTACCTACAGATAACAGACACACGAAAGAACGTGAAATGCACAAAGTTTTTGCTCACTTTGCTCAAGAACGAAAGGGTGAGTGGTTCAAGATTGATAAGGTTACAGCAATTAAGCTGTTTAACTATCAAGTACAGGAG